CCTGGGCGAGCTGATGGCTCACGACAGTCTGTAGGGGTGGACCGCCGGCGCGGATGGCGTCAGAGACGCGCTGGCTGTCGGGAATGGCAATCGAGATGTCTGTCTTTGTCGCGTAGAGCGTCATATTGTCCGGCCGCTTCGCCCACGTTGCCGACATGAACATCACGCCGTGCGCCGCGGGCAGAACCTCCTGGAAGAATGTGCCAGTGTTCGAGTCGTCGCCGCCGGCGTTGTGGGACTCGTCAAGGATGAAGACGGCTTTCGGCGCCAACCGGCTCAGGGCCTCCTGCTGGATGTTGATCGTGTTGATCTGCGAGTAGGTCAGGTATACGGCATTGCGGGCACGGGGCAGCCCGCCCGTCTCGGATATGCGAGTCAGGACCCCTTTCATGCTGCTCTTGTTAGCGAATATCTTGCGTCCTGTTGCCTGCTCGGTTATCGACGCCCCCGCATTGAAGAGCAGCGGCCAGACGCTCGTCCCGAAGCCAATGTCGTCAAGATCCCGCTGGAAGTCGGTGAAGAGGGTATCTGAGTAGGTGACGAAGATCGGCAGAAGGCCATGGAGGATCGTCCACCGGCAGACGGCCGCCGCTACTCTGCCCTTGCCAACTCCGGTCTGGTCCGCGTCGATAAGCGACTTCTGTTTCCTGATCTGCCAGATGGCCAGGGCAATCGAATCGACCTGGAGGCCCATGAAGTAGCTCTGCATCTCCTTGACCGAGGGGTACTCGAGTTCGCGGGCCACGAACTCGTCCAAGTCGCCAACCTCGGCCCGGACGCGCTCCATAGCCACACGCATCGGCTCTTTCATCGACCGCGGGCACATCACTGCTTCGTCTTGGAGGCTTGAAAGTGAGGTGTAGACCTCTTGATAAGCGTTAAGATTCTCGACAGGACGCTGAATCCGGGTCCTGCGGTTGAGTAGAAGTAGGCGAGTTGATAGGTTGATCATTTTTGCATTATAAACCATATTTTGCTTCACTTTTGACTATTTATCAAATAAAAAGGCCAGCCCCGAAAGACTGACCTCTTTATGCTCTGGCTACTACCGCATGTTCTCCTTTAAATGAATTTGACTCCTAAGGGGTGTGCCGTGCGATAGCGGCTCCAATATCAATGAGTTGTCCGCTTTTCTTGATAGGCTGCTGCCACCACGGAACAGGCCGGATGAAATCGGCGGTCGCCTTGTCTGCGATGGTCCTGAAGTCCCCCGAGATGTCCGCCGCATTGTCGAGCAGTTTGCCGATGGCCTGACGCTTTAGAACGTCGTTCAGCGTGTCTGTGGTGGCCTGGAGGGATGCGCCGTTCGCCGTCAGTTGCGCGAGGAGCGGCTGCGCGGATGCGATGGTACGTTTCCCTTCGTCTATGGCCCCCGTCGCGCTGGCGAGCGTCCCTGTGGCGGCGCGCGCGGTTCCTGAGAGAGAATCTGCCGTGCTGCTCAGGTGCTTGGCGGTTTGGCCGAACTCATCCATGGCGGAGATGATGTGCGGCTGGGTGGAGCGCTCAATTAACTGAGTGCGCACGATGGCATCTCCGGCGTCAATTGCTGTCTTGTTGATCTGCGCCAGAGTCCCGCATGCGTCGGGTCCTGATGCCCCTTTGCATGGCCGGTCGATATGGTCAAGCACTGCGTCTGTCTTGCCAGCGGTCGGCGCGGCGGCTCCCCACCGGTCCACAGCGATGATGAGGTGCCTAGTGAAGCCGCACGCGCCCCAAACAGAAAGCGCCGCGAGAGTGATGGCTCCCGCGGCGATTGCGACTTTGATGGTAGTGTTCATGTCAGGCCGTGGCGGCCGGAGTTCCAGCAGTCGGCAACGCTCCAAGCAACGCTTGGATTTCCTTCAACACCAACTGAATATTGGCTTGAGTCGTCGAATTCTTGAAGCCGCCCAAAGAAAGCAGATCGGTCAGGTCGGATTCGACACCGGCAATCACGGCTGTGAGCGTCGGTGTGGCACCGATGGCAGTGATGAGCCCTTGGGCAGCTACGAGTTTCCGCTCAACGGTATTCAGCAGACTGGTTACTGCGGCACCCGCCGCCGCGCCCGACTCGATAGTGAATGCTGTTTCGATCAGCGGAGCAACGAATTGGAGGACAGTCGAAGCGACAGCGGCCACACTGGGTGCTTTGCTCCAGAGATTCGCAAGTTCCTTCTCGAACTTGCTGGCGAAGGATTCGACATCCTTGATGATAGTGCTGAAAATGCTCATGGTGTCTTGCGCCTCCTTGGCGCTACTTGGAAGCGTCACCGGGAAAGGTGGCGCCAGGGTTGTTGATTGTGGCGTTGGGTCCTGTGGAGTTGCTGGTTGCACTTGCGTGACCGGCAAAGGCTCCGAGGGCACCGCTGACAAGGTTGGAGGCAATGGCAAGCACGGCGAGGACGATGTTTGCCGGAGATGGCGAAAAAAGGCAGCAAAGGGCAAGGACGACTCCTAGCACCGCAAGCATGGTGGCCCAGAACGGCTCAGGCAAGTTCATTTTACTTCCTCAAAGGCTTCGCTGAAGCTGATATAATTTGGGGTGTCGGTGTATCAGCACCGGCAAAGCCTAATCGCTAGAAGGAGCGAAAATGACACCCCAAGAAGAATTGTATACCTTGATTCCGCTTACCCAAGGTCAGTCCGCAAAAGTCAGCCCGCATCGCTTTGAGAGAGTTAATAAATTCAAATGGTACGCTCATTGGAGCCCTATGACGCAGAGTTTTTATGCCGTAAGGCATTCTCCTAGAGTATGCGGGAATAGAAAGACCATCTATATGAATCGATTCATATCACCCATGGACGATGAGGATAAAAGAAAAGTTGACCATGAAAATTTAGATACTTTAGACAATACCGATGAAAATCTTCGGATTGCTTCTCATGCCGATAATATTCATAATTCCGGAAAGAGACGAAACAACACTAGCGGATATAAAGGAGTTACGCGTAATGGGAGCGGATGGCAGGCAACAATCATGGTTGACCAAAAGCGCGTTTCGTTGGGTACTAGATCAACCAAAGAGGAAGCTGCTGAATTATATAAACAGGCGGCCATTAGATTACATGGTGACTTTGCTCGCTATTGAGCGAGTAGGACTGCCCAAAACGGCTCGGGAATCTTCATAGGTTTCCCTTCCCGCTGCAAACGCAGCATTTTAGATGCTCCTGACTTCCTTCGCGATGGCCAACCTGAACCCAACCTTTGCCGTCGCAAAGAGAGCAGAGACGCTTCCAAAACAGTTTTTTTTAAACCAAATCATATTGTTTTCAATCCACGCGCCATGGATGACGCGACTTGGAATCAGGATACACCAGATGTGGATTGCTTCACGGCAGAATCGTAGGCTTTCTGCAAATCGGAGCAGTAGCGAATGACTCCTGTCGGCGGGTTGGCCGTCTTATGGCCAAGGTTCCAGATTTGACCGATTTCAGTCAAGTTCTTCGGCTCGAAGTATGCCACGTAGGAATTGAAGTGGCTCACGAATGACCGCGCACAGTCGTCAAGGCTGGTTTCGAGTTCGGCAGGAGTAAACCCTGGGCAGTTGATCAGCATGGTCTGCCAGGGGCCAAAGCTGGACGCCCCGTCCCGGCCATACTTCGCCACGAGAGAGCGCTGCGCAGGACTCGAAGCCCATACCGAACCGCCTACGTCGTATACGGGTTCATGGCGCGGCCCGCAGTCGTTGCCTGTGCTGCTCTCGTTAGAAGCCAGTGCAGCCATCACACGTTCGCCGTCGAGTCCTGTCGGGACTTTCAAAACCGGACCATACTTTGCGCAGGATGCCAGGACTTCGATCTTTTGAAAACTGTTCATGTTGCCCTCATAGGTCGTCGGGTTGAGGAAGATCGCGGGGCCATCCCGGATTAGGACTCGGTGTATCCATGGCGAATCCGTTTTAGTGCACTCGGAAGATAAAATTTATAACCCACCCCAAGAACGCGCCCATGATGCCAAAGGCGGCCGCGTAGCCGGTCATGAGGATCTTCCATTTCTCCTGGGCCGTGAGCCGCTTATTGATCCCTTCGATAACAGTAGGGAGGTCTTTCGTGGCCGCTACGAGCAGGGCTAGATCAGTTTTCAGACCCACCAGGGCCACACCGTGCTCTTCCAGCAGTCTTGTCTGCGAGTCCTGCCTCTCTTTGGCGAGCTCGTCCCGCTGTTTGGTCAGTTCCTCGATGCGCTTCGCTAGAGAATTCACTCCGGCGAACTGATTGATGTTTGTTTCGCGCTCTGCCATTGATTCCCCTTTGGTATCAGTTCACGACTTCATGCCATGAGTTCAGCGTGTAGGTTCCAATTAAAAAGGCAATTCAAGCCAATTTTGAATTGATGCTGGCGGTGAAACTGTACCGCCGTTGGTTTGTGAAACTGTAACAGAGAAAGTTGCTCCAACAGGAACTATGAAGGATACCGATTGGTGCCCGTAAGAAGAATTCGTGATTGCCCCTATCGGACCCTGCACACCGTTAATGACGGCAGATATTTCGTAGTTTCGCCCAGTATTGTCATTTTGTGGTCCCACCATCACCACTTCCTCAAACACAGGAACGCCGCTGTTATTGGTGTACGTTACACCGTTCGCGTAAGTGCTCCCGCCTGCGCACGCTGAGACGAGACAGTTGGTCTGCGCCACAGGAGTGCTGGTAACGTGTGTCACACGGCCATAGGAATCCGTTGTGATGCTGGTTGGATTCGCGTATGTCCCGGCTGTGCCGACCGCTGGCAACCCGACACCTGTCTCTCCTGTCCCGTTTGCGGCTGACAGAGTAGCGTCGAAGTTGATAATTGGCTGTTGGGGAAGCGCAGTCCCGGCAGACTGTACGGTCTGGTAGTAGAAGGATGGGATGCTCCCGATCTGGCTCCACAGCACCTGAGCGCAGTTAGCAGCCCAACTCGTCGTATCTCCCTGAGAGTAGAGTCCTGACCCGCACTGCGTCGGAGTATGGTTTGATGCGGAAGCCGTGCCCGCATTGCCACTCACGTTGCCTGTGACGTTGCCGGTCAATGGCCCGATGAATCCTGCGGCGTCAGTGAGCGCGCCGGTCATTGTGCCGCCCTTCGACCAGTCGTCCACCAAAGCGAAGTCGTTGACAAAGAATGTCCCGTAGGAAGATGAAATCAGGACACCGTAATGCCCAACCGCCGCGCAAAAGAAGTAATTTCCTCCCGCATCGGCTGTAAATGGATTTGTGGGAGTTGCTGTGCTGAGGGCTGTCGAGGTGTAGATATTGACCTTGTTCGCCACGCAATTGGACGCTGTCGAACCTGGTGTGCAGAGCGCCACGGTGGCGTAGGGAATCGGAGCAATGACGCCGTTCGAGATGGTCTGTGCGACGTTGTTGAGGCAAACGCCGATTGGAGCTTGGGCAAGCGCGGCGACAGCGAAAAGCCAAAGAGACGTGAGGGTAAGGATTCGCTTCACAGGGCCTCCGGAGACTTCACCAACTGCGGTCCAGAAACTACGGCCTCTTGAGGCTTTGAGTCCTGATTTACTGTCTGTAGATCAATGCGCCCAACGATCTGCGTCGAGATGATCTTCCGGCACTCTGGATTCCCGCAGAAGATGATGGTGCCAATCATGCCGCCAGGAAAGATCTGGTTCATGATCGAGAGCCGGGCCGGATCGTCTGCGCAATACGGGCAGGCTGGCAGCATAACAGGCGTCACAATTGCGGTTTCGTTCGGTTCAATCTTCATTTCCATCAGTGTTCCCTCCAAAGTAAAGACTCGCCACTGAGCCTCTTATCAAGGTCCCGTGGCGAGTCAGACTGGTTCTGTACCCGTCAAAGCGATTGTACCTCACCCTAGTAGCGGTAGAAGGCCAGATGTGTTGCAGTGGGTGGCGGGGCGATGGTATAGGTGATTGTTGCGCCGCTCAACGTGAAGTCAACGCCTCCCGGCTTCAAGACTTGCCATCCGCGGTAAAGGCGAAGGCTGGCGACGGGATTCGGGGCTTGCGGCAATGTGAAGACTTTGTTGGTCCCGTCAAAGGTTCCAGTCGGGGTGATCCAATCGGCAAAGTTCGGTGCCACTCCAGTTCCCGCATAGGTCCCCCAAGCGAGGAACGATGCGCTGCCAATCGGCACAGATGGCACAATGACGTTGCCGTCAAGAATGGAGTAGTCAGTACCAATCTCCGCAAATACTGAATCAAGCAGGCACCGAGCAGGCTTGAAGAAGTTGATGATCGTGGACATGTATCCGAGTTGATCGGAAGACGCTCCCATGCTCTGAAAGAGGCCGTTGCGGTAGAGTTCAATGGAAATCGGGGCGTCTGGCAGTACTAGATTCGAGCCCGATACGGTCGGCACAACAGCATCGAAGTACAGCGGGGTTCCGTCCGTAGCTTTGCGCATCAGGACACAAAGAGTTGAGCCAGTTGACGGCGCAAAGGTTGTAGTGAGTCCTGTCCCAGCCGATGTGTAGTCAACTCCCGGACGCTGCAAGAGCCCGTTGTAGAAGACGCGGAGAGAACTTCCCACTGGAATTGAAGGGAGACTGAATACGCGGTTGCTTCCGTCGATGGTTCCGATGGGCGATTGTCCCGATCCGCTCACTCCCACGCGGAAGACAGCCCATCCCTGGTTGGATGGATATGACGATCCACCCCAAGATGCCTGCCCTTCGAATAGCGTGGCGTTGAATCCGCAGAGGGATAGCGCTTGGCTGATAGCGCCCGGCGTGCCCATGATCTTGTGGAGCGGCAAAGCGTTTTGAATGATGGTCTGGGGAGTGACGCCCAACGCCTGCATCGGGACACTGGGAATCATCATGTCGAGTTCCCAAATCAAGTAAGGCAAGATGGAAGCCGGGAGGTTGTTTCCAAGAGTCCTGATAAGCAGAGGAGTCAAGTCGAGAGACTCAAGGCGCGCAGAGAGTTGCATGTGGGCTTGAGTTCTTAGGTCGTTGATTGATGATGCGGGCCTGAGATTGTTTGCCATGTTGCTCAGGCCCTCCTATGGCCTATCCTTATATTTCATAACCTGCCGTCCCGCGGATTTGCATCCCAGTCCGATCCTGCGGATTATTGCGTTGTCTTCACTGTCTCATGGTGCTGGTATCCTCCTTCAGTTTCCCAATGCTTTCAAAATGCCTTCAACTTCTTCCAAATCTTTGACCAAAAGAACGTTATGCGCGTTTTTTGCATCGAGGATATCAGCCGACAGCCGGTAGCGCAAGTCAGAATCCACCTTGATTGAACAAGCCTGTCCTACGACAAAGCCCGTTGCAACCAACAAGATCATCACCAGCAATACGCTATGTTTCATGCTGCCGCCGCCGCTGCCGCACCACACGAAAATTGTGAAACAATCCGTCCCATTTTCATCCTTTCAGGGAGTCAAGTACGTAAATCCCTTAATTTCCTTCTGGTCCGCGCCATGTTGTCATCCTTACTGCATCCGTTCGACAGTCAAGGCGTAGCTGACGGTTGGGTTGGCGGTGAAAGCAACGGACCCGGCACAGGTGAGTGTCACCTCGACGTTAAACGCGGTCGTTGAGGCCGCGACGCTGAACACCGGGTCGGCAGAGATCGCGCCGCTCGAGCTTGTGGCGGCGATCTGCGCGCTGGCCACCGCCCAGCCGTTTGCTGTGCCTCCGCTCTGCGTTGCCTTGACGTACATCTCTGCTGTAGCTGAGACGCCGCCGGTGCAAGTTCCGGCTGAGGTCGCGAAGACGTATCCGCTGGCCCGGTAGATTCCAGCCGTCGCGTTGCCGCTGGCTGGGTAGACCTGGCTGTAGCTGCCCTGGGTGGCGGTTATGGACTGGTTGGCCTGCTGGAAGACCACGCAAGGCAGATGGTCGTAGCCGTCCACGCATCCGAGCGTGTTGGGCGCGGCGGTGGGCTGGCCGCTGCCGTTGTAGCCTGCGACGTTGACCGATGTTGGGATG